TTAAATATTAAGTAAATCGTTAAATGATTCAGCCATTGTAGGGTGCGTATATATGTTATCTCTTAAAACGGTATATGGAATTTGTTGATCCATTGCAAGTTTCAGAATGTTAATCAATTCTTCAGATTCTTTACCATAAAGACTTGCACCTAAAATGAGTTTACTATCAGCATCTACAACAACTTTAAATAAACCTCTGTCATCATGATTAATTTTATGGCGAGGGATATTCTTCACTTCAATTTGACCTTCTAAAATATTGTGCCCATTTTTCTTAGCTTTACTTGCAGTATAGCCAATTCTTGAAAGTGGAGGATCTAAAAATACTGTGTAAGGCACATATCCTCTATTTTCAGTTGTGCGGTGCTGTTTGCCAACTAAATGGTCTTTAACAATACGGTAATCGTCTAATGAAATATAAGTAAATTGAGGACCGCCTTTAATATCTCCGACAGCATAAATATGGTCTACAGAAGTTTGTAGATACTCATTAACTTTAATTTCACCTTTATCTCCAAGTTCGATATCTGTATTTTCTAAAGCTAAATCAGTATTAGGCACACGACCAGTCGCAAGTAATACCGCGTCACCTGTTATATCGCCTTGAGAAGTATGCACGATGGGACGATTATCTTTAGTAGAGAAGGCTGTTACTTCAGCTTCATCAATAAATTCAATATCTTGACGGACGATTTCGTCATAAATAAGAGAAGCAATATCTTTATCTTCAGTTACTAATACATGCTTACGAGGATGGACGATTTTAATTTTACTGCCCAATTTTGAAAAGATTGTCGCAAATTCTAATGCAATATAACCAGCACCAATAATGACAAGTGTTTCAGGTAAGTGATCTAATGACATTATGCCTTTAGAATCATAAATATTTTCAGTAGTCTCAATACCTTCTATTTCTGGAATATATGAACGCGTACCCGTATTAATGATAATCTTATCCGTTTGAATCGTTTCAACTGTTTCATTAGATTCATTTAAAAGTAATACCGTATGGTTATCTTTAAAATGTGCTTTATAAGTGTACACTTCGATATTGTCATCAGAATTAAGATTGTTGAAATTCTTCTTATTTAAAGCAGCAACGACATCTTTCTTACGATTCATCGCTTCAGAAAACGAATGATGTTCCAGGCTCTCGTGGAGTAATGTCTTACTAGGAATACAACCAACATTGATACACGTACCACCATACATATTTGAATCCTGCTCAATAACCGCGACCTTCTGACCTTGCCCTGCAAAATCTTTAGCAAGCGTCTTACCAGCCTTACCA